CAAAGCACTTTGCAGGTTATACATCAGCTACTTCCACTTCCATAGTAAATAGTCAAAGTCTTAATAACTCTTCTTTGACGGATAATGGAACAGGCACAACTACTTTTACTCTTACTAATAATATGTCGCAATCAAAGTACCCAATACCTGATAGTGGTGGTGACAACAATGGTGGTTACAGTTCATTTATAGACGATGCTGTTATGACAACATCTTCTTATAGGTATTTTACTGGAAATGATAGCTTTTCACAACAAGATACAAACTTCCATAGTTGTATGGCATTTGGAGACCTAGCATAATGGCAAGCGAACTAAGAGTAAACACCCTGAAGGATGCCAGCGGTAACAACAGTATTGCCACCAGCTTTGTTGCAGGGGGAAGTGCGAAGGCTTGGGTAAATATAAACGGAAGTAGCGGAACGCCAACAGCAGCGGATAGCTTAAACGTCTCAAGTTTAACAGACAATTCTACAGGCAGATATGCTCCTGTTTTAACTAGCGCTATGGGCAATACCAACTTCTGTCCGGGCGGTCATTCAAACTTCCATGCAGGAGATAGTTTTAATGTACCGGGTGGAGTGGGCCTAGCGTGTAACAATGCTATTACGACAACCACAAGCACTTTTGAAGTGTCTAATTATTATACTAATTATATAGACGTAAAGTATTGCTTTGTTGATGTACATGGAGACCTAGCATGAGTAATGCAGCAGATTTAGCAAA